CGCACAATAGTTTCTAACTTATCAGTAGTTTCTTTTTGTCTTTTGATAAGTTCTTGAAAGTCTCTTGAAGTGATGTCAGCCATTATTTTTTCTTCTTATCTGCATATGCATTTGCACCAAAATATGCGGCGACTAGTGCTGAAATTGCAACAAAATATGTTGGTGCAATATCACCAATAATTTTTGCAGTTCCCTCATATCCTAACATTGATGTAATCAAAATGCCTGCTGGATATAATAACATACCCATTAATGCAAACCATGTCATTTTACGCATTGCATCTCTACGGGCATCTGCGTCTTCAAGTTCTTTTCTTTTGAATTCCAAATCCATCTCCATTTCTTCTTTAGAAATGTGACCGTCACCATTTTTATCTTTATCTGCGACCTCTGGGTCTACAGTAACTTTAACAGCCATTCTCTATTTTCCTCTCTCTCGTTTGAGTCTCTCATTCTCATCTCGTATGTACTTATCTAACATACCTACATAGATTTCCCTTTCCCACGGTATCATATCATCTAACTCACTTAAACTATAATTAAAATGTTGCATCATAGTAAAGTTGGTCTGGTAGTAGTTTCCCAGACTGTCATGTGAAAGGGCTACCCTAAAAAACTTTGCAGTCCTTCAAGGACGATATCACTTTCAACTCCAGTATTAGGATTCTTAACTTTGACGGTATGTTTTAGTTTAGGCATTTCATCAAAGAATTTTTGAATCTTATCAAACTGTTCAGTATTCAACTGTTCAAAGAAATCTTGCAATTCTTTTCTACTAAAATCTTCATATACATCATTTGCATCAAAGATATTAACAGTACAAGATTGCACAATATCAAACGTCATCTTAACAGTAGACTTTTCATTACCAAAGTTTATTAAATCTTTAACAGTCGGATACTTCATTGTAATACCGATTTCATCACTCAACTGAATAGTATTTGTACTTTCACCTTTTTCGATTTTGATTTCATTTAAATCTATTTCAGTCAATACTCTAGTTTTTTCATCATCTGGACATAGTAAATTTAATTCTACTTTATCACCAACTGATTTACCCCTAATTTTAAGGAATAGATATTCCATATCAAAGGTTGGTAAATCCTCTGGATTTTCGATTGTACCCATTGTACAATCTTTAATAATATTTCCGACTGCTTTAAGAAGTGCTCTTTCACCCCCTTGTTCTTGTGCAATCATCAATACCTTTTGTTCCTTAATCAAAAATGGTCTGTAAGAAATCTTCACACCAGTTGATGGAACTTCCAACTCGTAAGTTGGAGTATTAAGTTGTGGTAACGCCATTATATGTTCTCCTAATTAATAATTAAAAAAGTCGCCTCAACACTCTTGGAATCTGATTTTGCACTTGTCTGATGACACTATTCTTGAGAATATCTTGAATAGTACTTTCGACAGGCTCTTTATCTGCTGATGGTTCAGTTCCCAGATTCCTAAAATACCTAAATTTAAAACTGACAGTAAATGTATTGACTGATGTTGCTTTTTCATGACTGAAATTGATACCACCAATCGTGTCTGGAAAACACTCCTCTAGTTTTACACCATACTGTCTTTCGTCTTTTTCATTTAGTGCATATATGTCAACTGAACCAATATATTCTTTATAATAATTTATATCGTATGTATCTGTATTAAATGTTGCCTTTTGCCATTCCTCAAAAAAGTATCTTTCTGCAAGGTCTGAACTTAAATAAAATGATGCACTTACGGTTGCATAAGTTTGACCTTGAACGATATCATGAGTAGGCCCATAGATATTAGAATTTACAACTGTTCTTAAACTTCTGTCAGGCATAGAAATTGAATTACAACGAAAAGATATTCTTCTTGCAGTTTCACCAGAACGTAGTTGTTGTAAATTTGATGATAACGCAGAATCGCCTGCACCTTGTGATGATGCACCAGAAACACCTGCTGGTAGAACAATTACCACTTCAAAACGATTGGGTTTTGAATAACCATCTCTAGACGCATTATTACCTAAGATTGCATTTAAGGAACTAAATGCTGCTCCACCAAGTAATCTACTAAAGTTTAAAGGCATTAAATCATCTTCCTTGAATCAGACCAGACTTGTGTGTCTGATGCTTTCTTAAATCTTTGTACTGGTAACATAATCGCAGTCAAATTATCTTCACTATCAATCTTCCTAAACATAGACCTTGCATATCCATACAGATATCTTTTAATAGTAGGTCTAGTCAAACTGTTACCCTCTACTGCACTCACACTTAACTCATCTTGACCAGCAGCATCTAAAAGTCTTGCTCTTAGTGCATATGGTAAATAATGAAAGTTCAAACCATAGAAACCACCCTCTGCACTTTTTAAATACATCACTAATGGGAATGTATCGTAATATGGTAGTTTCTTTGCAAACTTTGGTGCATATACAAACATATTTAGGTGTTTAGGGTGAGGTTTATTATTGAGTTTACCAGAACGTAACAACTCTGGAACAGATGGTGTTCCAAGTTCTTTTATACGGTTACGATACCATCTAAACGGTTCGTTACCAGTTCTGATTTGTGATGATATTTTATCAAAATAAGTTTCTTCTGCCATACTGTTATTTATACCTTTAGTTCATCTTCTGTTATGATAATGAATTCCATATCTCTATCTTTACAGAATTCTATTGCATTTTTCCATTTGGCATCATTAACTGCATAGGTTCGTACTTCATTAATATATTTTTTGGTTTTTCGTTTTGGTGTTCTGGGTGGTCTGGTCTGTGATTTTGGTTTTACCTCGACAACCCATTTCTTGATTGTATTTTGGTTTGTTCTGACCTTGACATAAAAGTCTGGAAAATATCTATGCACTTTTCCATCTAATGGTGAACGATACGGTATAAAGAATTCTTCAGAACCCCATTCTAAAATCTTTTCATTTCTATCACAATAGACCATGAACTTTCTTTCCCATAATGAACGATAAATAATATTAGAGGGGTCGCCCTTATATTTTTTAGGGTATGTTGGTATGTATCTTCCACGATATGCCATGATTATTCACCTAAATACTATGTAACAAGGATATTTATACAGATGCGTGGATTTCTAAAAGAGATAAAAAATGTTGCAGTTAATCGTGCAACGAATAGAATCAGAGGTGCGTTAGGACAGTTAAGTAGTTTAGGTGATGGATTACCTAAAAACGCTGGTGCAGTTCTTGGTGCTCCACAAGCAAAACTTTCTAAAGACCCATTTGATAGTACTCATGTTATCTATCCAGAGGACTTAGGAAGTAATTCCCAAGGACATTACATTCAGTTTTTTATTAACGAACAAGCACACGCTAATGTAAGTTTTAGTGGTGGTGCTGGTAAATTACAGCAAGTTGCTACAAGAAAAGTAAAAAAGACGGAATATAATGATGCTATTGGAGAGGAATATACTGTTGAAGTAGAAGAACCAGTTTTTGCAAAATCAACTAATATAGATGCTGTTTCTACTGACCCAAGAAATAAACAAAGAAATGATGGTTCTACAGTAAGTGTAAAAAGAGCACCAACAAAAAGACTTGCAAGTTCTATCTGTATGTATATGCCTGCAACAGTTGGTGTAAGTCAAACTGCTGATTATTCAGAACCAGACATTGGTGGTTTTGCAAAAATACTTGCTGGTTTTAGTGGTGAGTTTATGAAGAGTGGTTCATTTTCAGAATCATTTGGTGCAATTAAGGGTGATTTAAAAACTTCTATGGCAGAGGCGTCTAAAACAGTTTTTGATGGAATTGCGCCTGGGGCAAAAGCAATCGCAGAAATTCAGTCTGGAAAAGTTTTTAGTAATCGTATGGAAATGGTATTCAAAGGTGTACCAAGAAGAAGTTTCTCATTTCAGTTTACCATGATGCCCAAGTCAGAAGCGGAAGCCGCAAGTGTAAACAAAATATGTCAGATGTTTAGATTTTACATGGCACCTAGTTTTGAGGGAGCAGTAGATACATCTAGAACATTTATTGTTCCTGCTACATTTGATATTGAGTATCGTATGGTGGGTGGTAAAGAGAATAATTATCTTAATAAGATTTCTACATCTGTATTAACTGGTTGTGAAATCACATATGGTGGTGAAAGGACTACATTCTTCAGACCTCATGCTGATGGTAATGGTGCTCCACCAGTACAAACATCTATCTCATTAACCTTTAAAGAATTAGAAATTATTACCAGAGAAAGAATAGGAGCAGGATACTAATGGCATATTTTGAAATGTTTCCAAAACTGTTCTATGATAATCGTGGTGATGGTAACGAAACAATACAAACTAATCTGATGACAAGACTTGTTCTAAGAACAGATGTTAGAGATGATATATTTGATTTTGATTATTACAATGTGCAAGATGGTGAAACGCCAGAGATGATTGCATATAAGTACTATGATGATTCAGAACTTCATTGGACTATTTTTCTTGCAAACAATATAGTTGACTATTATGAAGATTGGCCCATGAGTGTGCAAAGGTTTGAAGAGTTTGTAAAAGAGAAATATGAAAATCCACAAGCAATTCATCACTACGAAATCACACAAACATCTGGTGATACAGAACAAACAATTAATGTTGGTATGAACACCACAGATTATCCATCTGCAACACCCATATCTAATTACACATATGAGGACAGATTGCAAGAACAGAAAAGACAGATACGATTAATTCAACCTAGATTTATCGCACAGATAGTAGAAGAATTTGAGAACAAAGTTGATGAGATGTTATAATGGCAGAGAAAGACAGTATTCAGATTGCTGGTGAGTTTCAGATTGAAACTTGTAAAATCCTAACAACAACTGGTATGTCATTTACCATTAAAAATGTTGTGCAAACTATCACAATTTTTGAAAATATATTTTCAGAGTCAATCTCTGGAGTAATTACTATTGCAGATACTACCGATTTAGTAAACAATGGGCCTATCATTGGTGAGGAAAAATTGCTACTTAAATTGATTACACCACAAGCAAATAAATCAATGGAAACAACTATTGATTTTACAAAGACTCCATTGTTGATTTATAAAATTGGTACACAGATGGGTGAGGGTGAAAAGGCAGCGATTGTTACGTTACACTTTACTTCACAAGAGGCATTTTATAATTCTACATCACTCATATCAAAGAGTTATACTGGTAAGTGTTCTGAGATTCTTGCAAAGATATTTAGAGATGACAGATATCTTAGGTCAACAAAAAAACTAACATTAGAAGAAACTGCTGGAACAAAAAAGATTGTATTTCCAAATTTAAAACCGTTTCAAGCAATCAAGTTATTAACCAGACAATCCAAGTCTAAAAACTTTGGTGGGTCACCTAGTTATCTTTTTTACGAGACGACAAAAGGTTTTCATTATCGAAGTGTAGATGGTATGTGTAGTCAATCGCCTGCATTTAAATATGCAGAAACAACAC